GCTACCGTGTGGCTAAATGGGGAAGAATCCCCTCAAACTGCTCCCCGGCGAAGCTAGTTTGACACGGCCCGATTGTCCTGTGTGTCTGGAACACACCCCGCGACGATCGCCATACTTTCATTAAGCATTCCTTCCCAATTTCACGGCTCCTGACCCTTCACCCCAGGATTAAGACTTTAACTCCACTCGCACCAGAGCCCCATATGCACGGCATAACCCGTACTGCAATATGCAAGGTTGGCACTCCCAACACCACAACGGTGAAGAGAAGATGGAGAAAGCGTCCCGAGAGGTCAGAAGACCGCTACGCGAGTCGTACTGGGCCTAACTACAGTATGCCGAACACAATCGGCCAGAAACCATATGGTTTCCACTAATCTCTTCGGTTCATGGCCAGCGAATCAAAGGCCTGGCGCCAAAGATCCAACTTCATGAACCCCACACTCTCTTCCTCGGTTTCAAACTCGTCAGGGACGAGAAATGAATCCGGCGCTTTTCCGCGAAGAGCGCATAACTTCGAGACCCTTGAGCCGACAAAACTCAAGAAACTCCTACAGGCAACAGACCTGTAGCCGTAACTCCGACGTACTTTCCCGCAGGACGGAGAAAATACGTCTCTCTTCAAACCTACCCTCCTGCCATTGGACCAGTGAAACTCGCGAAGAGCTTCAACCTCCAATGGCCGTGCATTTCTACCTGAAATGCGACGCAGAGATGTTGTGTCCTGAGACGACTCAAGACAAGGCAAATCCGTATAGAAACGACGGACCAACATCTGCCTCTCTCTCTTAAAAGAGGCATAGGACTTATGTCCTATCTGGGAAGGTAGGAACCCCCAACGGCGACCGATCCGCGTACGAGCGTACGCGTCCTGGAACGCAGGAGTGATGGACATGGCCTTCGCCATGTGCAACATCCCTGCGTAATCGGCCACCGCCCCTACCCTGCGTGCGTGGCGTATCTCGCGCCACTTACCCCTACTTGCGAGAAACACGGTCGAGTTCAACTCAGCCACGTTCTCACTCACGGTTGTCTTTACGGCGTTGAGTCGGTACCCAGAAGGGTAGTCCTGCACACCGTAACCCCTGGATGATGAAATCAAACAGTCATCTCCATTAACCAAGAACCGTGAGGATTCATCGTGCCGGGCTGCCCAAGAAGCAGCACAGTACGAATGAATGCAGAGGAGGGGAAAGCAAAGGTAGGACCCCATGTTCTGCCCGTGGCGAATGCGCCTCAACTGTCCATCCTCGCACCTGAACAAAGGTGAAAGAGAAGCCTTCGCCAGACGTCGAATGCTTCGAGGAACTTCAACAGAGTTGAAGAAAAGACAGTCGAGGATAGTCTCACTCACAGAGTGTGAGAGACCGTCACTCGCGTTAACCAAGTCAACTGATGTCTGGACTTGGTTTACACAGACAGAAGAGATCCGCTCATTGGTCGGAGGACCAACAAGGAGCCAATCCGTGGCACTAGCAAGCCTATTATAAATAAGCTTGTGCAGAGGAGCAAGAAGGTCCACCTCCTCATCAAAGATGAGGAGAGGACGCTTCTTACCCGCGGACATGACTTCCTTGTACCTTGCCTGCATGACAACGTCATTATCGTTGCCGATCACGCAGGAAGATATGAACTCTTCTCGGCGACCCGCCCATAAGTCGTCGGCTCGTGAAAGCTTAGGCTTACGGGCGGTGGGATTAGGAAGATGCGTACCAACGTACGACTTGTACTTCTTATCCCAGCCATTGGTGAAGATGCGAGCACAAACACGCTGGACGTGTAAAAGGTACTCGGGATCAGAGGGGGGAGGTTGAGAGCACATGGATTCTTCCCACTGAATCCGTGTGGAGGGAGTGTGCGTAACGCAACCACCGGGCAGGTTGCGCTTGATTGAAGCCACAGAGAGAGCAAGCTCCCACCTGGCACGACGCCCAAGTCTCTGCAATGTACAGAGACCGTTTTCCCCACGCCGTTGGCAGCGTGGGAAGGCAACAGAGGTCCGCTCCTTACCTTGTTGCAGAAGAAAGATGTGGAAACGTCCGAGATCAACTGGATCACAGTCCGGAAGTTCGCAGTACGGAAGACCGTACCGAACCCGAAGCAACTGCAATCCATTGTGGATGGTTTCCTTGGTGTTGCGCTCGCTGAGCGAGCAAGCACCACACCGTTTAACCTGTGAACCGCTGGCGGATTTATCACAGGGTCCCTTAACGACGGGACAACGGCTACGCGCTGGGCGCACGATTCGCATGACTAGAGCTGTAAAGCGTAGTAACATGTGAAGTATCCTTTAGCGG